GTTCCTTGGGAGAAGAGTCCGCCCCCCCGCCGTAGAGCCTAGCCCTCCAATCAGGCATTAAAGCGCCAATTGGGGAGCAAAGCTCGACGGCCCTATCCAGGACGGCTGAGCGAGCGTTCGGTAAGTCGGAAAGCCAGCTGATTCCGCGTTCTTCAGCCCCCTCCACGGGGGCTCTCCACGCTATCAGAGCCTCCTCCCCCCCGGAACTTGGATAACGCCTGGGTCTCGTTCTGCCTAGAGCCCTCAGCCGCTTAATCGTCGTGCGAAGTTGATTCGCTCGGACGGTGAAAACGGCCGTGGGGGATGGCATGAACGCCTTGACCTGGGCGAACATCCCAGTGACTGTGGCCATCTCACGCTCCTCCTCCGTGTGAACGGTCCACTCCCCTCCGGGCAACCTAAGTTGCCCTTCCTGGAGCGGACCCTCTTCTTCACACGCGAGGGGGCGGACAAAGCCGCAGTCCACCAACTCAGTTTCAGCGACTGCCAGCTCCCGGCCCTCGCGAGACCAACCGGCGGCCATCTTCCAGGCTGGGTCAAGCGTAAGCTTGACCGTAAGCCCAAAGTTAGCCCCGGAAGCTCTCACGAAGGCCGCATCCTCGTCCCCCCTTGGGGTACGGGGAGCGAGCCGGAAGCCGCCATCCCTGAGTGGGTGACCGGGGGAGAGAAGCAAAACTTCTTCCGCGAACCGTGGTAGCCAACTGACCCGCCTTTGAAGGTAACACATCAGGGGCTCCCGAAGACACTCGTTCTGGCTCAAAATTGAGTCAATAACGAGGATCTGAAGGATCCCCTTACTGTCGCACCTGACGGGGGCTCCTCCGGAGAACTCTCGAGGGAGGGATCGCGAGGTAAGGCCTTTGACCGGGATTGCGGGAAACCGCAACCCCGACCTAAGCCTTCCCTCCACGACCGCGAACTCGAAGAGCTTCTCGAGGAACACCCCGCGGCGGGTCAAACCAAGACGACACTCGTAATGTTTGCCGGCACTCGGGACCCCCCCACAAAGAGACACGATCGAACAATATCGGGAGGCGCCCTCATTCGTTGTTGCGAAGAGGGCGTCGTCACCGCAGATTGAAGATCTGTGTGCTTTGCGGGGGGGCCCGGGAGGTGACACCCTGCTGGCCTCATCCAACCAAAATTGATGGATGATGGACAGCAGACACCAGGATGTGGGGAGGCCCATCAATATGCCCCGGGTCGTCCGGGTCACATCGCCGCCGTAGGAAATTTCTTGGGGTCCACCCAGGACCCTGAGAATAGCAATTTCCAACGGCGACATGCGACCCGAAGACTCGAGGCCATCGATGATGGCCCCCACCAAATCCAGCGGGAGAAGGTCCGTAGCTCTGGTGAGGTCTGTGCTGACTAAGACGTCAGCATAACCCCCATCGAAGAGACGGGCGATCTCCTTGTCACTAGCACCGGCCAACGGAGCGAATGCCGTCTTGGTGGACCGCAGTCCACGGAGAAGTCTACGCCTGACAGCGTGTCCCAGAACTTGGGACCAAGCTGGTCCGACCGTCACCACTCGCGTCTTGACCCCCCTCTCAGAAAGGCACGTCACCCGATGCCGCGGGATCTCAAGTTCGTTCATGCGCTGTAAAGCGTAGACAACAAACTTGGCCTCAACCGCGGCGTGAGCGCCTAACTGATTGAAGGGAACCTCTGGAGGGTCCATCCCGGATGTTGAGTCCAGGAGGAACTGAAGGAGGCCACCTTTGCCGGCCCCTCTTTCGAGGCAAGAGCTAGGCGAGGGCCAATCGATCGGGCCCAACGGATGTTGGGCCCGGGCGAGGTGCCTTTTGCCCCAGCTCTCACCGAAGGAGCGGGCTAGGTCCAAAACGCGAGAGTCGGTTAAGAATGTAGAAGTTAGATCGGCCCTGTGCTGCAGCAATGCAGCGCGGCGGGCCTCGGGAGGCGCTGGGGGGAGTGCTCTCCCCACAAAAGAAAGTTGCGCATCCAGTCTGGATCCGCCATTAAGGATCCACCTAGACCGGTGCGCACTCGATTCTTTCTTTAGTGCTAGTAGGAGGGAATAACCACCTCCCAACTTGAGCAAATCCCCCATCGCCGACTTCTTTGCATCCTTCGCCGAAACGCCTGCTGCCGCATAGGCGGCGAGAACGGACCTCTCTGGGAGCGCCATGTAGGCCTCCTGGGGTGGGTTCACCCCCCTCGCCTCCTCCAGAGTCCTTTCCAACCCCACATCGTGTCGCAATGACGCCGTGTGTAGTGGGCATGGGAGGACGGACGATCGGGACACGTTGCCCGGCACCGGCCACGAGCTTTTAG